CGGCTTTACTATTGGCGGTATTTACTACTTAGGTGCTAACGGTTTTGTTACTGATACAATCCCGATCACTGGACGAGTTCAGCAAATATTCACGGTTATTGATGCTAATAACGTGTTAATTAATATCGGGCAATCGCATCAGGTAGAAATGCCAGCGCGAGACTTAAACGGTACAGGTGTTTTTCGTGGCGGTGTTCCTTCGTTGCAAAGTTCTTCAGTGATAAGAATTACCGCTGGTAGCGGTGATATTTTCTCATTACTTGGAGATATCAACACCTCTGTTACTGTTGAGTGGGCACAAACAGATTACAATCCGCCGCTTGGTGTTGATGGTGATTTTGTTATTACTATTGATGTTAACGGCGACCCGATGGAAGTGCCAATTGCATCATACACAACAAGCACAAGACGTGATGTTTTAATCCTTGGCGTTTATACGATTGCAGCAGGCGNNATNGGANCTCGGTGACACCTTTTGTTATTTCAGCAAACGAACCGGCACACCAAATGTTTGATTTTATGGAGTGCTTTGGTGCTACTGTAAAAAATGGCCTTAACATAACTGCAGACGGTGCAAATTTAGAAATTGACCTTAGTGGCGGCGAGCTTCACTTTATCGGTGCGGGTAGTCAACAAGGCAATAGACAGCAAAACATTCTTAATATTGCTGGTGTTGATTCTGTCGTATTCTCAACGCTACTTGGTCGAACTGGTGTTGTAGGCGGCACTACCACAAACACCATTGATCCTACTGTATTTGATAACGGCACTGGCGCGCCTGTTAATGTTGGCGGCTCTCCCAACTCGACAACTGTTGCAAGGGCTTATATATTACCTAGCTCTCCTGCCGTTGTTTTTGTTGCTTATGGTCAACAGGTTTACAGTGACTTAGACGAAGCAATTTCAAGAGATTCAGAGTCGGACTTTCAATTGCCTGACTTTATGAATTCCGCTGTTTTACGTGCCAGAATTGCAGTCACACGCACAGCAACATCGTTAGAAGATGAAGTAACATCAAGAATAATGAAGGGTTCAAAGTTTGGCGCTGAGCCATTATCATCTTCTGGTGGTGGTGGTTCAGGTGGCACTGAATTGCCACCTGAATTCACAACATCAGGCTTAACACCTAATGGTGCGCGCTTTGTTATTGCTACTGTCGATCCTGTTGCCTCTGGTGCTGCGCCTCAACCATTCACAGTTGACTTTGATTTTAGAGCAACTAACGCCTCTGGTACTGGTGTTGTTAACTCGCGCACAGTTATTCGCGGCATTGCTGGCGGTAACGTTGATGATAACCCATCATTTAAGGTTTATCGCGATTCACAATATCCATTGGATGAAACGGACGTTACCTACGGGATTTATCGAGCATCAAACGATATTGACGATGGTTACATTATTACTGTTGATCTTGCGTTTACTCAGGCTTATGACGTAACAATCCGCTCTAACCGTCTAGGTGTTTTAGACCCTAACGTCACATTCTCTTCACAGCTAACGCCTCACACAATTGGTTCAGAGGTCCCAATTAAAGAGATTGACCTTAATCAGTGGCAAACTAGAAACGTTGGCGCTGGCTTTGCCGGTGGTCTTGCTGTTGAAAGTGTCGGTGATTACGAGGGTGAGACGGGCGCACACACTAAATACGTTAATGGCGAGGTAGTTCACTTTGCTGGTGGCGCTGATATTCAAAGACTTTCATCAACTGGCTCGCGCTTTTCTTCTGGTATGTTTAGCTCTAGTGAAGGCTGGCCTGTATTCCCTACTACTGGGTTTCCAATTGATGCGGTATTTTTTGAAACGCTAATAGCACAAAAGCGTGCAACTAAAGCTGATACAACTTTAAACTCATTATCAACTATTACATTAACCGCTGTTGATGGTGGTAGTGTTGTTGCTGAGAATATGGTTGTTAATGGCGCGCCTTTTGATGGCCATCGCGGTTTAAGATTTAACGCAACTGGTAGCGGCGGCTTAGATATTACTTTTGCAGACTGCTTTCATCAGCGCGTACAGTTCAACATGACGTTTGGTAGTGCTACATCGTCAAGCACAACTCAGGATTATGAGATTGTTGATTCTGACGGCAATCAGTTACTGTCTTTTGATATTCCTGATACAAACAATGATCCCGGCAGTGTTAACAGTTTTACGTTTGAGTTCTCAGGTCAAGTTGGCGATTATCAAGTTACACTTCGTAAGCGCTCAAGCGGTACAGGTCAAACGGTTTATATGTACGACTACGATATGAATGTGTTTGTTGATGAACCTGCGCAAATTGAACGTGTTGGTGTTCAGTTTGATGATCCTACTGACGGAACGATGCTTCAACGTGTTTTGGTTGATGCAAACAACCCGTTGCCACAAGGTACTTTAGCGCTAAACTCGCAAGCTGATAACCGTCTTGTCTGGTCTGATGGTGAAGCGGCGGCATACGTAAACACCACACGTATTGATTTTGCAGATGCTGTTGGTCAATTCTTCTTTGCAGAAGGAAACACTCTTGCAGAGGCAGGCTGGACTGGTAGCAATATAAATAGATGGGTTAACACCCTAAACTTTAGGGGTTTTCCTGAAGTTATACGAATCACGCAGACAGGCGGAACAGTAACCGCAGGCTCCCCTAATAATACTCAAGCATTTTGGGACACTTGTCGAGCAAACGGCTTTCGTACTGATTTGCGTATTATGTGCGGCGCTACTCATGACGGCAGTTTGTACTTAGGGTTAGAGCCTAACAACACATCATGGGGCAGTAATGGTCGCTACGAGTCATTTGTTAACGTGAGCGCGGGGCAGTTACAGTTAACAATGGTCAACTCAGGCGGTAATACCTCAGTTAACCTTGATCGTGATGTAATGCACACTATTACGTACGACATTCCAGCTGGTAGCAATGTCGCTAATGTCCTGCTTGAAGATGAAAAGGTTGGCGAGATTGACTACACCGGCTCTGGAACAACTGACCGTGGTACGTTCTTCTATATCCCTCCTGGCAACCCAGTAAACGACATGAGCATCTTGTCAGTAACAACGTATACTCTTGATGACAATGCTATTGACGCCGAACTAGGCAGACGTGCTATTGAGACTGGATTACGTTACAACGTGCCTAATGTAAACGTGGTCGGTGTTACTCGTCGAGTTCCAAAAGGGCTATATGACTTTGGTAATACCTTTACTATCGTTAATGGCTCAACAGAATCATGCGCTGTAACCGCACTAGTAGATGATCACCAGTTGTTCGGCGGCAGTGGTGAATACGAGGTACTACCACAAAGGGAGGTTAACTTTACTCAGACAGCATTCCCGCGCGGCAATGTTTGGGCTGTTGATGATTCACCGCTAGAAGGTAATTCTGTATACTTAACCATTGAATCTGATGGCTCGATATTATACCGAGACCCAGCAGGCACGTACAAAGGGACGCTTAACGACCTCGGCAACCCTCAAACAGGCCAGTACTCTTTCGGTTCTGGTGTTGCAAACTTTGCCTTTATCTACGTCATGGGCTAATGCCACAGCTATTAGTAATACTGGCGCTAAGATGACTGCTACATGTACAATTGCATCTGATTTAGTCTTTATTGATGTAACTGATGCTGGTGGCAATAGGGTTAATGATAGATTCTTCTTAGAAGTTCGCTGGAGTTAATCGTGAAAGCATTAAAATAACAAGCAACAAACAGCCCCTTTAACGAGGGGCTAACAAGGTGCAATATGATAACACTTAAAATGTTTACTAATCTCAACAGTAAGTATTACGTGCGAATACTTACTTTTAACGAGATAGAGATTACTTACTCAAACAGTGGCATGAAAGAACCGGCAGAAATTGACATTAAATCAGACCGTAATCATTTAGAAATAAAAGAAAGCGGCGCTGAATTATCGATAACTGAGGGCTTGCCACCTAACGAGCATGTTAACGTTGAAACTGTCGACTCTATTATTATTGATGGCGTCATGTATAACGGAACTGATTTAGAAGAACTCAGTAAGGTTATGTATTCGGCAGATGATAAAGATAGAGGAAAGGAAAACGATAGAATGAAGTAATGATAAAGCCCCTTGAGATAGGGGCTTTTTTTATGTGCTTAGTTATAGCGTTAGTGTACTTTCGTTTAATCTACTTTATGGCAGTGTGTATAGTGAGCTTTCCCGCACCCTTTGCATTCCCCTCTGTATTTTGGCGGGCTACAAAGAAGCCTGCATGTTTTATTATACTCAACAAAACCACCGCATTGCTTGCAAAAAGCAGCACTGACAACAGCCCCGCCCGAGCTTTCTACTTTTTCATTACTCACTTCAACACCTCGCTATTATCAATATCACTTAATTTGCTCATCGCTCTTCTCCTTGCGCTTATCTAAACGCCTTTGATATGTACCATGCTTAGGGCAGCAATACTCACCACTAGCAGTAGCATAAAACTCTTTGCGAGCACCGTTATCGCCGTCGGTGCATCGCTCGTACTTGCATGTTTTCTTTGTTGACGGCATTTATTTGCTTGCTCCTTGTTCAAGCTCTTTTATTACGTTTAAATCTGCCTCTAGCAAGGATTTTGCCTTGTCTTTGGATTCAATAGCTTTACTTTTATAAAACTCAGAAATATATAAAAGTAAATCATCTTCATTATCTTTCATGTATTGAATTACAGCTTCTTTTGCTACATCAGCATCACCAAGAGATAAAAAATTATAAACGCTAGAATCGCCATAATCGCCAGTGTAGCCGCCAAAATAAACAGTAGCACTAAACGACTTAAACCTATGATCTGCATTGAAACCTAATTGAAATTTATCTACATTAGAGCTTGATGTGGAGCGCTTAAAGTTAGCTTTAACATTTTTAATCTTGTCTGAATCTGATAACCATTTCTTTATATTGTTAATATTCATTTTCTAAATCCTCTCCGTCATTGATAACTAAAGTGTACGCCATATCACGAACAAGTCAACAGTATTTTTAATTTATTTGCTCCATGCTATACTTGGTTGGCACTAAGGCAATTATCAAACAAGGATTATCATGGCAACATCACGAAAGAAGAAAACAAAAACCGGCGGCACTAAAACCAAATGATTTACGCTGATTATTTAGTGATTGTTAGCGTGCTGATATTATCGCTATTTAATCGCGACTCTGTCATTTTTCTAATAGCCTTTGCTTTGTGCGAGGCTGTTTTTCTAATGCCAGTTAATGACTTTGGTCACTCTATATTTACATCATTAATGTTTTCGCTATTCATATTAAGATCAAAAGCAAAATTACCACTTAAGATAGCAATGCTTTTCTACTCTGTAATGTTCTGGCTTTCAGCTATAAGCTACCAATCAACAGAAGTGAATTATTTTGATGTTATTTTCCCTTACGCGATAAAATTAATAGATATTTTTGTGATAATCTACTTAATAGCCAATAGGGAGAAAGGCGGTGCAGGAAGCTATAAGCATGGCTTTACCAATAATAGCCATTGGTGCTAATGGTTGGGTAATCTATAATTGTATTAAACACATAGTTAAACGGGTAAAAGATGAGTATTTTAAGCGGCGCACTACACGCGATAAGTGACCACGGCAACGCACTAGCAAGCAAGAGCATAGTTTTGTTTGGTTATGTATTTATGGGGGTTGGTGTTGGCGGCGGTGTAGCTAATGACACTGCAGCAAAGGTTGTTAATGACGTTGCATTTGGCTTGCCTGATTGGGCTGCTGTTGTAGCGATAATTTCAGGGCTGTCATTAATCATAAAAAATAGTGTCGATACCTATTACAATATTAAAGACCGCAGAAACAAGGCGAAAAAATAATGGCTACTGTTGGCGAGAATTCCTATATAAGCGTTGCAGACTTTAAAGCTTGGGCTGATTTGCGAGGCTATGACTACACATCATACACTGATGCTAATATTGAAGCGGCTTCAGTTATTACAGCGGTTGACTTTATCGACCCCACTTACACATTCAAAGGAACTATTGTCGATGAAGCGCAAAAAATGCAACTTCCAACCGATGAAGTGTCAATTGATGATATTCAGAACGGTGCAGCGCAGGCCGTGTGGCAGGACTTAAAAGGCTTTTTATTCGTAGCAATGGAATCGCAAGACATTAACGGGCAAATAGCAAGTGAAGATAAATCACTTGGCTCATTAAGTAAGTCTGTTTCATATGTTGAAGGTACAGCGCGAACCACTAAATATAGTACTAATATTATCAGTAACCTTTTACGCCCTTATTTATCAACAGCATCTAGCGGCTTTAATAGCTTGAGAGTTTTATAATGGCAACCTCTAAAGTTGAATTTATAGAACTGGCAGACGAGCTAATCAATGATGAGTTTGCCGATTTTCGTGTATCGATGAATATCAGTAAAGGTGGCTCATACAACCCGTCAACGGGTGATGAATCACCTGGCGAAAGCTATGATATGTTAGCTATACCGCTTGATATTGAAAGCGCATCAACGATATTTGAGAACGTAACTAATTCAAATTTATATGTTGTAGCTTACAAAGGTGACACAACACCAAGTACATTAGATGCCTCATACACTTGTGTTTATGATGGCAAAGAAATGTCGATTGATGCTGTTGAAAATGACCCTGCCGGTGCTGCATGGTTCTTTAGTATGGTGAAATAATGACAGGTAGAAACGAGCGTAATTTAGATATTTCTGATTATCTTGAAGAAGAGATAAATCGAGAAACACGAATTGTATCAATAAAATTACTTCAAGGTATCGTGCTAAATACTGCTGTTGATACTGGCATTTTAAGGGGTGCTTGGCAAGTATCCGTTGAAAATCCAAACTATTCATTGCCTATTAACTTAGATAAAGCAGGTGCAGGAACGATATCAGGCGGGATTAATATTATTGGTACAGCTAAAGCTACGAATTATCCAACTATTTTTATTCAGAACCGTTATCCATACGCCTACCGTATACTTGAGACAGGATATTCAACGCAAACACCGCCAAAAGAGCTAAGCAAGCAAATTAGGAAAGCGACCAATGCCTAAAGACGACTACATAGATACGTATGAAAACAGCTTTCACAAGCGGCTATACGAAAGCTTGCCCACAGGTTATTCAGTTTCACAGCTAGTGAATGCTGATACTGAAGAAGTTAAAACAATGTCAGCGCCATACTTGAAGCAATCAACGGTGATTCTCGATCGCATCAACTCAAGCGCCGGAGGCTTAACCTCTCGCACTGAATTTATTCACACTATACAAATACTCGTCAACAAAGATAAAGGCTCAGAAAAGCGCGGGATAACTTCCACAGCAAAGGAATTAATAGCCTTATTTGAGAATAAGTACTTTGATGGGTTATACTGTCAAGAGGCAATTCCCGAGAAGGTCGGTGACGAGCCGAACACAAACCTATATCGATATGATGTAAATGTTAATGGTTACTTTCAAGGAAATTAAAAATGGCTATCACACCAACTATTGTAAATGATCGCGAATTAAACGCGAATGACATAAGCTTTTATGTCACCCCGCAAACAACAAAAGGCGCCTTGGACACAAACCCAGAATGGGACTATGTGCGCCGTATTTCTGGCACAACTAAAAGCACTTTTGCTTATGTTGAGTCTGGTGAAATTAAAACCAACCAGCAAGGCAAGCAGCAAATTCAGGATACAAATACTTATCCGTCTGAAATTTCTAGCGAGATAACACAGCAAACTAAAGACTATTTAGTTGCTGCTTTGTATTGTGAGCAAGAAGATAACTCAATTACTGATATTGATATTTCGGCAACAGCAACGGGTTTTGAAGTTCCAGGGCACACTATACCAGAAGGAAGTTATATCTTTGTTTCTGGCTTAGCTAATGCTGATGATAACCGCGCCTACAATGTAACAAGCGTTTCAGGTGATGATATCACAACTAGTCCTGCACCAGCTTCGCTAGAAAGCGCTGGTAGCTCTATCACCGTAGCAAGCATGAAAGCTCAATCAGGCACTAGTCCGTATTACTACGGCACACAGGAGCGCATGGTTGATTTATCTGCCACTAATGATGTTAGTTACCGTAGTTATTTAGATTCGTTATTTAACAGCTTAACGTTTGAAATTCCTGAAAGCGGAATTTGTACATCTACCGGCAACTTAGTTAGTGAATTGCCTTTAGCGGGTGATGCTCCTGTTACTGGTCAAACTGATAAAGCGCGCGATCAATCTGATGTAGTTAGCGCAGTGAATAATGTAAAGCGTTTCTGGGTTGATGGTGCTGATAGTGATTGTGAAGTTAAAAGCATGACGCTTGAAATTAACAATAACTTGCAAGAAAGCCGCGGTGCTGGTTGTAACGCTATTAACTATGGTGGCCGTTCATTTACTGCTAGTGGCTCATTGGTAACGCGCGCATTAATTAGTGACTCTCGCAAATGGCAGCGCCGATATGAAAACCGTACACGCGTTAACTTTGCTGTAGAAATTGAATGGACAGATGGTAAGTCAATGATTGTAGTAATGGAACAATCAGTAATGACCGAGCATGACAACCCAACTGAAGCAAACGCTATTGCTGTTAACAACTTAAGCTTTGCTTGTGAAGAAAGTATTGCTAACGGCAGAACGGTAAGTATTTACTCAAACTTTTAAATAAACACTGAATTAAAAAGCCACTTTTAACGGTGGCTTTTTTGTATATGATACAATGAATTTAATAAAACAATTTGGAGAGTAATTTGAACTTAATTAATTTAGCGGTATTTTCAGAGGATACTAAACTTCAAGAAAGCGGAACGCCTATTTACCCGCTACAAGGTGAAGATTTGTTTTTTTGTGTTCCTCGTGTTGGCGGGCATAAATACCAAAAGCAAATACAAGCTATAATTAAAAAGCACAAGGGTATTTATTGCGATCAATCTGATGTTGATATGAGTGAAATTTACGCTATGTGGCTTGGTGAATATATAACTGACTTTGGCGGCGCTTTAGACGCTGAAAACATGGAGGAGTTGCCTTTTAGTCGTGAAAACTGTCGCGGTATATTTAACTGTAAATCCATGCATGAAAGCTTAGTGCCTATACTTATGACTAAAGCAGGAAACTTTGAATTCTACTTAAGCGAAGAGGGCAGAGAGGCAATAGAAGAGCTAAAAAAGCGCTAACATGGCAATCATCTGGTAACGATGAAATGATAACAGCAATGCAAAAGGATAGGAGAAAACGCAATTCTCCTATGCTAAAGCAGCTTTTAGAGTCAAAGCCTAGCGTTACCAACAAGATGCAATTAGCCATGAATTCATTTAACACAATATCGCGCTCAAGACGTTATACAGGACAAATGGCTTCACCTTTGCCGCTTACTGAGCAAGATGTAATTGAACATATTAGTATACATGGGTGTAAATCTTACGAACCTGATATAATAATTGATATTATTTTAGCGCTTGATAATGAATGGCTAACCATTGAAACAGCGCGAAGAAAGGCAGAGGCTAAATAAATGGCATCAGAAAAACGTGAAATTGAAATTGCTTTAAAATCAAGAGCAGCTGAATCAAGTGCTGATAGCTTAAATAAAAAAGTTAAAGGTATTGGAGCTAGCGCTGACGGAGTTGTTAGCTCATTTGGTTCATTGACAAAGGTTGCTGCTGCTGTTGGCGCTGCGCTTGCTACTGGTGCTGTTGCTAGGTATGCGGACGCATGGACAAAAGTAAACAACCAAATAAAACAAACCACAACAAGCACAACTGAGGCTTTAGCTGTTCAAGAAGCTATATTTCAAATAGCGAAAACTTCGCGTGTTGAAATTAATGGTGTTGCTGATGCGTATCAAAGAATATCAAACTCTGTTGCTGACTTTGGCTTTAGTACTAAAGACTCTCTTGATGTTGTCGAAGGGTTAACAAAGGCATTCAAAGCAAACGGAGCAAGCGCAGAAGAGGCTGCAAGTGTTTTAGTTCAGCTTGGGCAAGGTCTTGGCGCAGGTGCTTTACAAGGTGAAGAGTTAAAGGCGATCATGGAGGCTTCTTTGCCTGTATCTCGCGCCATAGCTAAAGAATTTGGCGTACAGGTTGGGCAGCTAAAAGAATTAGGCGCTGCGGGTGAGCTAGTTACGGAAAGGGTTTTTAAAGCCTTGCAAAACTCTCTTCCAGAATTTCAAAGCTCATTTGATAGGGCTAGCGTTTCAATAGCCGAAGGTTTTACGGTTGCCGGTACGTCAATAACTAGACTAATAGGGTTGACCGATGAAGCTACTGGCGCTTCAGATGTATTCTCAGGTACGCTTATTGAGTTATCAAATGCTATAGATATGCTTGGTGATGCGGTTGCAAGTGGCGCAGCCGGAAAGATAGCTGAAGTTTTTGGCGATCAATTATCACAGATTGGTGATGACATATCGTTCACAACAAAATACATTTTAGATATATGGGAGAACATGGGTGATCAGATGGTTTCTGATACCAACGGCTCAACGCTTGATATAAGTGATGCATTCTTAAATATAATACCAAATATTAGAAACTTTACTCAGATTGTAACTGTTGAGCTTGCTGCATTTGTCGACAGGGTTGCAGCTTACGGAGTGGCAACAAGGGCGGCTTTTAACCCTTTTGACGATCAAGATGTAGACGATGCAAGGGGCGCGCTAGGAAAGCAAATAAAAAATATAGAATCAGCAAGGGATGCGGCTATTGAATCTATATTGGCCCAAAGGGAAACAGAAAGAAAAGCGCAAGCTGAGAAGATAAGTGATGCAGATAAACTCTTAGAGGCTTATAAAAGGCAGCGAGAAGAAAGGATTGCTCTGCTAGCTGTTGATAGCCAGATTAGCGCTGCATTTTCTGGCACTGGTGACAATGATATTTTCGGTAACGCACCTAAGGCGGAAGTCAAGCCAGATAAAGGTGCGGGAAGTGAATCAGGTGACGCTGCCTTTGCATCGTTAAAAGCTAGGCTTGAACTTGAAACGCAAGCTATACAAGCAGAGGCAGAAGTTAGGCGAGCATTTGCAGAAGGTGAAATAAATCAACGTCAACTTGATGAAGAGTTAGCGCTTCAAAATGTATTTTTTAACTATGAATCAAGACGCGCCGCAATACTTGAAAATGAAAAGCTAACTCATGAGCAAAAAACAGAGTTGATAGCAGAGTTAGCACAGCAAGAAATTGACGCTGAACAAATAAAGCAAGACCAGATAACAGAAAAAACAAAGCAAGGCTCTGACGATAGAACAAAGCTAGAATTGCTAGCGAGCAACGCCAGAATTGACAACATAAGAACAGGGGCAAGCGCAACACTATCATTGCTTTCAGCCTTTGGTAGCCAATCAAGTAAGACTCAGAAGAAGTTCGCAATTGCAGATGCTATTGTAAATATTGCTTCTGGTGTAGCTAAAGCATTAAATAATCCATACCCTGCAAACTTAGGTTTTGCCGCTCAAGTTGCAGCACAAGGCGCAGGATTGTTGGCAACAATAAAAAGCGCTAGTCCTGGTAGCTCAAGCGCTCCGACTGTTCCTTCAACATCGCCAACTGTAACGCCAACAGCACCAAGCGTTGACAATCAATCGCAAGATAGAATAATAAACATCACAGGTTTAGAAAACTTTGGCCCTAACGATATGATCCCAATAACAAGAGAACAATTTGAGAATTATATTTCAGAAAGCGAAGGTGTTAATATTGCTATAAACAACGGTCAATCAAACGCGCAAAGAATAGGGGCTATCTAATGGCAAACATAGTAGGCAGAACGATTGTACTACCAAGCAGTGCAGAGGTTGCTAAAACTTGCGCTGCCATAATAGGCTTTCGCTCTCTGTTAACCTCATCAACTTACACCGGTGAAGATGAAGATGCTACATATCCATTTAGCAACTGCTTAGACTTTAGGGATAATACACAATACAGTCCTAACGCAGAAAGCGGCAGTGTAGTGATAACATTCAACCAGTTAAGCGAAAGCGATATAGATTACCTTGGTATAGGGATTCATAACGGAAAAACGGCAGGGCTAAGCGGTAAAATTGAAGTTTTATCAAATGGAGTTTGGGTTGAAACTGGCACGCTAGCACCAACAGGTGACAACAAAACAATGATAGTTTATTTCGATACTCTATCATCTTCACGCCAGCGATTGACGCTTAATTTTACCAGTAAATTATTCATAGGTAATATTTACATTGGCAAGGCATGGGTTTTTGATAAAACTCCTTCCATTGGATTTACTCCTGGGTATACCAACTCAATAGATAAGCTTGAATCATTTAGCAGCGAAACAAATCAGTTTATAATGGGGCGTAGAATAAAAAGAGGTTACGAGCAAAAAGGAAAGTTTGATTTTATTAAGTGGGCTGATGATGAGGATTCTTTCAACCGTCAATATGCTGACTATATGAACCATGTAAAAGACGGTAAGGCGCTATTTATGAAGTGGAATAAAAACTTACAACAAAACTTTTTTGGACGCGCGTCGAACCCTAATTCTTTAACGCCGCCAACATATGCAACAAACACAACCGGCACTTTTACTTTTGACTTTAAAGGGTTCGTGTAATGTCATTTGATAGCAAAAAGAATAACTACGGTGAGTCGCTAACCTCTGGCGTATCGATATTCGTTAACGCCTGCAAGTACACTGTTGACGGTGCTTTTGATAAGCGCGATGTAACATTGAACGCGCATTTGAATGCAGGTTACACTGGTGTGTTTACGATAGCTGATGGCGATCCTTTATTTTTTGTTTCATCAAATCCATACTTAAAAGCTGGCGATGAAATAATAAAAATAAAAATAAACACTGCAACTGAGATTGAAATATTATCCCGTGGTGAGTTTGGCACAACTGACGAAACTCATATGATGCCAAACGCGCAAATAATCCACGGCGGCGAGGCTGATGGATCTTGCTTGGGATACCCTAAGCGCCCTGATGGAGGAGGGTGTTCAACTAATGATAGTTTTGATCGAAATGCTGAACGTGA